TAATAACAAATTATTTTTCAAACCCAGATACTCAGTATTTGGGGCGTATTTCTTGACTTCTATCTTCCATTCCTGTATAATGGTATCAGGTTCTGAGGTGGGAAGTCGCTTCCCACACCTCCGCAAGGAGGGAGATGGCAAGTCGCGCGATGCTGGACGGGACCCCAAACCGGTGCGATTCCCCAAAAGGGGTCAAGGCCGGTTTTTTTATTTCTTTTTTGTCCACCGTTCCTGCAATATTCCATTCTCACAATAAATATATAATTTGCTTACTCTGAACATAGTCCAAATTTTCGCCCGTGTACCCTTGAAATTAATTACAACATTCAAAAATGGTAAATTCTTTTCACCGATATAAATAATATGAGCAATATTTACACTACCACGACGGGCACTGCGCGGAACGTTTTCCACAAACATGGGATCGGAAATTGCCTTTAACACTAAGTCTTGATTTTTTGCTAACCATTCCCGATCTTCTTCATGCGTTTTCCAAATGTGTGCCTTCTCTCTTTGTTCAAGAACTATCTTATCAGACATAATTTGACTGTCATTATATTGACTTGAATAATCAAGCGGCTTACTATAAACTGTTTCTGTATCTATTGATTGGAGATCAAACAGCTTCCCCTGTTGCGCCATCTGCAGATCACGATCAACGCTTACAGACGGCACAAACCCCATCCGCTCTCGCTCATACTTCCGGCTCAAGCCCGTTTGCTTTAAAAAGTCCTTTAAGCCCGCCCGCAATTCGCGTGCTTTCGCTTGCTCCTCAAAGCTGTCTCGCCCCGCGGCTTCCAATGCCGCCTGTTCTCGCCGCGCCTTCCGGATCTCTCGCTCAAACTTTCGCTGTATTTGTGTGGCGTCATAATAGCTCATTTCCTTACCGTTATAAGTCACCGTTGCATTGGCGTATTCATCCAACGTAGCCTGCTTGTAGGCATTCTCACTGATCCCTTTGAAAAACGGGTAATGTGAGTGCCGGCAATTATGTGTTATAATATTATTGGCAAAATACCATTCACCTTCGGTAGAAAGATTGTAAACATGGATAAACGAACCTTGCGTAGATTTCCTCTCAACACTGACGACGTTATCGGAATGTATAACAATGGCATCGCCACTACTACTATTGCAGACAAGTACGGCTGTTCCCCCAGCGCTGTTATCAACTGCCTGAAGCGGAATGGTGTTTATGGAGGTAGATACGATTGGGAATCCTACATCCGCCGCACTTATGGAGTTGAGCCCGCCGATCTTCTGCATATGTACAAATCTGGTATGTGGAAGAACGAAATTGCCAAAGTCACGGGAATATCCGAGGGAGCGGTTGGTAAATATCTTGAGAAACTGGGCATACCAATCGCTAATAATAGATCTGATGCTATGAAAAATAGAATTGATCGAATGACCACCAAAGAAATTAAAGAGCTTACGAAACCCGCTCACGATGCTGTTAGAGGTATGAAGCGAACTAATATTGACCTCGCCAAACGCGCCAGAGGCAAAGAGAAAACTGGGAAGCTGCACGGGAAAGCCGAAAAAGACCTTTATTGGTATCTTGTTAACTTGGGTATAAAACCGATCCCACAAAAAGCTATCTGGATATACAACATCGATCTCATGATCGGCAACGTCGCCGTGGAAGTTACCGGCAGAGGCAGGAAACGTGCTAACTATACTGCCTACATTGAGCGTACTAAATACTTGCTGAATAAGGGGTTGGCTCTTATTTACGTTTGGGCTAATTCTGCTTTCCCTATCGAGATTGGAGCAGCTGAATACATTGTCTCCTTCTGTGATCGCGTCAGCAGCAACCCATCCATGTTGGGTAAGTATTGGGTGATTAGGCGTGACGGTAAGCTCATGACCTCTGGTGGTTCTGATGACAATGAGTTCGCCGGCATACTTACGCCTGTACGCGGCACGTATGCTCGGACCTGATACTCTTGTATCTCCAACAACACAATTAATTCCATAAAGACCGGTGATTGTCATATACCCCGTGACTTCGTAGAAGTTCGGATACGCAGCATTCGCCGGGTCTTTGCCCCTGGTAAACACCTGCCCCTGCCACATCTCATGGTTTTCCGGCACATCACCCTTGTTTCTGGCTCCCAAATGCGCCGATGTCTGGACCAGGTCCGTACCCATCTCATCAGCCCGTGCTTCGGTCAGCTCGCCTGCGGTTTGTGAGACCCCTGTCAGCACCGCCCGCCGGACTGCCACGTCAATCTTGTCCCGGTGCCCGCTTTCATAGTAGATCACCTCCAGTCCCTGGCCCGCCATCTCTTTCACCGCTTCACGTACGGCCGTTGCATAATCCAATGCGCCCGTGGAAATCTGCATATATGCCAGGTCGGTCGCAGCAATAAACAGCTCCTGCCCTGAACGTGCCGTGGTCAGAGTCAGGTTGCGCAGCAAGCCGGCGGTTTTTCGGAGCCCAATACTCAGTATTCGTGTCATCTGTGGGGACAAATTCAACGGCAATGGCTTCAACCCCGCCGCTTTATAAATCGCATCATCAAAGCGCATGGCGGTCACGCCCGCTTTTTCAAATATTCTCCGCAGGGTGCGCTCACTCTCCCCCGTCAGCTCCGCAATCCGATGCAGTAGATCATCATAAAGCAGTCCGGCTTCAATCATCCGCTGTACCTGCCAAGCGGCGCTGGTATACAGTTGGCTCGCCACCCGCCGGGCAATGTCTTCTAAAATCGAGATGTGAAATCGTTCATATAAATCCAGGATCGGACCCGGAAGCACGTCCAGCTGGTCGGAGGTTAGCATAATAGTTTTTTATAAATACTCAGTTTATCTATTCTGGCAATCGATGATCATAGATCGCTCATCAATACGCCCGGCATTTGTTGTGATTTTGCAAGATACCCTGTAACGGCTGCCGGATGTTCCCCCTGACAGCCAAACGGTAACAGTGTCATCCGTTGCGCTGTCGCTATCCAGGGTGATACCAGACTGTGCCGTTACGGTGTAACTTGAGATTGTTTCGCCGGTTGCCAGCCATCCCGTCCAGTCGAACACATAATCCAATACTGCCGACGGGTCTTTCAATGGGTTTTGTAATGTCAGTGACATTTGACCTCCAGTGTTCTATTTTCGTGCGGAATTGCGAATGTTCTGTTCTCATATTCGATTATCGCGGTTCTGTTCTCAAATTCGATTGTCGCTGTTCTGCAAGCCGGTGTTAGCGAGAGAATGAACAATCCGCAAGCAGTACCAACCAGCACATAACTCCCCATTCCGAGCGCGAAAATGCGATGTGATGTCAGGCTTGCATCCGTGCCAGTGAGAGCATAGGATCCAGCCTCACAAGCCATAACCAACGCGCGGTAGAAGTCGGCGTTAGTGCCAGTTAGGCTGTATGTTCCTGCTTCAAGCGAGAGCGTGTAATGGAATTGCGCACTTAGCGTGGCATCAGTCCCTGTGAGCGAGTACGAACCAGTCTCACAAGCGAGCGAGTAGTTGCGCTGAACGGTCAGATCAACGCTTGACCCAGTCAGTGCGTAGCTTCCGGCGCTTGCGGATAATATGTAATTGCGAAGTAACTGGAATGTACAATCCACGCCCGCAAGCGTGTAACTACCTGCCTCGCACGAAAGCGAGTAAGCCCGTGTTATAGCAAAGGTAGCCGCTGCGCCTGTGACCGCATACGAGCCAGCACCACACGTGAGCACATAATTCCGCTTGACCGTGAGGTCGGCGTTCGTGCCAGTTAGCGAGTATGTACCCGCATTACAAGCAAGCGTCAGGTTTTGCGATGCCGGAGTGTGAGTGAGCGTGACGTTCGTGCCGGTAAGCGAGTACGAACCAGCAGCGCAGGTGAGAGTGTAGTTTTGCGCACCGCCCCCGCTTACTTCAAGCCCCCAAAATGGTACGCCCCCGTAGGAGTAATCCAGCGTGTCTAAATCGATGCCCGCCTTTGCCGCAACTGAGACGAATGGCACGCCGCCGTAGGAGTAGTCCATTGTTTGCAAGTCAGTCTTAGTTGGTAGCGTCATGGTTACTCACGCTTGACTAATTTCAATGTCGTCAATAATGACGGTTTGACTGGTTGAACTTACGTGCCACGCCCCCGCTTCAATCTCAACCACCCCCGCTTCGGTTGGCGTGAATTCCAGTGTTACCTGATTGCGGCTGGTATCGTTCGGGCACGTTACGGTAATGTCACTTGTGCCATCGCTCCAAGCAATCTGCCCGTATCTGCAACGCAGTGCCCCCGCAATGCCAGTTCCTGACTTCTTGAAATAGACCTTGACTGTCACCTTACCGCTTGAAGCAACCGCCACTCTCGCAATAGGGATGTAGAATGGGTAGTTAGTGCCTCTCGCAGCACCCGTGATAGCGAGCTTCCACTCTTTGCCAGTTCCGCCAGCCGATGCGTTTTGCGAGTTGGCGGTGGCGTAATTCGAGTAGACGTAGGAGTAGCCGCCTAAGTTATTAATGTATTGGCGCGTGTTGGCATAATAAGTCGTTCCCGTCGCCACTTTCGTGCTTTCCGCAATGGTAGCGGAGTGGCAAATGTTATTGGCGCTGTCTGCATAAATACCCGCCGTTGTATTGCCAGTCGTTGAAAGCGCGTAGATGGTGTTGTTGTTGCTGCCGGTGTAGTAGATGCCGTAGGTGTTCGAGTTGCAGGTTGCGCTCGTGATGGTGTTGTTGTTGCTGCCGGTGTAGTAGATGCCGGAGTTGTTATTCGAGTTGCAGGTTGCGCTCGTGATGGTGTTGTTGTTGCTGCTGATGTAGTAGATGCCGGAGTTATTCGAGTTGCAGGTTGCGCTGGCGATAGTGTTGTTGTTGCTGTTGGTGGAGTAGATGCCGTAGCTGTAGCGCAAGAAGTTTAGCTTATCCAAATTAGTATAACTTTTGCCAGTCATATACAGCCCATAGCCATAGCGATTCGCAAATGTGCCATGCATCTGCCTAAACCACGTCTGCCCTGTTTGCGTTTCGGTGGATAAATCCCATCCGCCAGAAATGTACAAAAACGCTGATGACTTGCCGCTTGAATTCACAATCTGAATTTGCGTTGTACTTGCTGCTGCCGCGCCGGTGTCTGTCACGCCAAGTTTTTGACTCGAGTGCCCCGATGCAGTTGCAGATGGGTATTTCTTATAAAGCGTCGCGCTGGTGTCAGAGGCAAGCTCTATAACCTCATACCAGTTACCGTCCGGTGCAGAGATGAAGTCGCCGATTGCCAACTCGGTCGTAAAGAGCGTGTCAGTGCCTGTGACGGTTGTGCTATTCAACGTCCATGCAGTCGTGCCAGTCAGAGCGGTTGGGTCAGGGCTTTTAGCAACCCTGACCTCATCGCCAGCAGTTCTTGACGTGGACGCTTTCGTGATTGTTTTATATGGAGCGGCAGCCGTACCTGTGCCAGTTGTATCATCGCCAGTCGCCCATGAGCAGTATACGATTGCCATTATTGCCTCCGATTAAGCCA